GTCCACCCTGGCCTGCTTGGCTTCGAGTGAAGTAGCAAGCTCTGCGAGGAACTGAGCACCAATATCCAGTTGACGATCCGCTTCGAGGCGCTGGCGCTCAACGGCATTCCAACCCAGCTTCTCCAAGGTGACATCCGAGGTAGCGGGGATAGATCCGGCCATGATCTGCTTGACGACGGATTCCGTAGTTGCGACCGGAGTCGGGATCTCGGGGTTGTGCCAAAGCGTTTCCATGCTGCGTGCGGCAGGATCTACAGATCCGTCACGCACTAGAAGAGCAATACGCATGGCCTGTTCCCAGGCGCCAGAGAAGGCCTTCTGCTTGGCTCGCACCTTGTTCACAAGGCGGTCGGAGTTCATGCGGATGGCGTCAGCCGAGGACGGGTTGACTGTGGTGATACCTAGGTACTCGGACGGCAAGCCGGTGAGTGAGGTCATGATTTTGGCGTACTCATCCAGAACCTTGGTAAAGGCATCAGGCGAGCTACTAGCGAACGTACCGACCGAGATGGGCTGATCTCCGGTCGGGTTACCTTCGAGAGCGAGCACCATACCGGTGTAAGTTTCCCAAGCAGACTTTGGATTGCCTTCGGCATCTTGGAATGCCGATTCTGTAGCTCCGAGGATGTAGCGCTGAGGTGCTGCGAAAAACTCTCGTGAGATTTCCATACTGAGAAGTGTGCGGGAGGCTGTGTCCGTCAGTGCGATGACCTCGGGAGTGATCTCGCTTCGACCGTGACGATCAGTGATGCGGCCACGGTTGACCATACGGACAACGGGCACGACACCAAGATTGTGCTGATCTCGCTCGGTGACCTGCCAAGATCCACCGGACCGCTCCACGTAGACGGTTTCATTCGGAAGGTAGAGAGTTCCTTCCATGGAGGGCTGCATCGGATTGAGTCGGAAGGATCGGAACGCCGACTTCATCTTGCGAGTGCGTGCATCCCATACCACCGAGATGTCGAGCGGTGACTCGACTGTGACAAGAGGACTGTCGCTATCTCCATCAGGATCATCATCTAGCGAACCGATGGTGATGTAGGAGCACCCATAGATGAGTGCATCAAGGTGGGCAAGCTCCGACTCTTCGTCCAGGTTGTTGTCCTGCCAAAGATGCCAGAGGTCGGTGTCAGCATCGGTACCGTTGGCGAATCGGAATCCTTCAACAGCGAGACGCTCATCGAGGCTGTCTACGATGACTCGGGGCCATCCGATAACAGTGCGGACGTTTTGGAACTGAGGTGCGACCGAGACGCCAAGATTATCGACTCGAAACACTCCGTCGTAGTAGCTGTTCAAAAGCTGATAACGCCAGGTGTTCGTACTGACATGTGTGGACAGCGAGGAGACGAGGTGCTGTTCGGTGTCCGAGAGAGTGCTCAGCGGTAGGGAGTTCATGTTGGTCCTTGGTGTGTGTCGTCAAGACACAGACTGGTTCTGACCACCAGGGCAAGAACTGTGGGCTTGGCAGCACGCCCAGCGTCATCGCACCAGGCGACGAGTGGACCATGCAAAAGATCAGTTGAGAACGACGACCCGGCTCTTTGGCCTGCGGGCTACACCGGGCTTGCCTACGGCATCAAGCCGTGCTGCCCATGCGAGTGTGGCCGCTACCGCACAGTCAATCTTGGCTGGTGAGTCGGGATACGATTTAGCAATCTGCAATCCCGCTCTAGGAGTCGGATTACGTTTGGCATTGAGAACATGTTCAGTGAGGCGATAAGAACCGTCGTGGGTGAGATCACCATTAGTAACGGCTTCTTCGAATGCGGCCAGTGAACGAACCATCAGTGTGGTGCGGTTCGTCCAATAGTGAGTCGCATGAGTAGCGCTTGCCTTCACTTTTAGTTGGCGACCGAAGTCTTGTTCCCAGGAGCCGAGTTGAGATTGCCAACCGGAAGGGTCAGCGTAGAAGCCGACGACTCGGAAGCGCTTGAAGCAGTCCCTCACGGCAGCATCGACTAGATCTTCGGGGACTTCCCAATCGTCTTCGCCATCACGGGCTTGCCAGCATCCGATGAGTTCTACGTAGCCGTCTTCGACACGAACTGCCACGAGTGCCGTAGCATCTGCGTTGCCTCGTGCTCGACCTCGGGAACCATCGAATCCGAGGGTGATGGTGTCGCCGTCTTCGAGAGAATGGGTGCGGTCTAGGCAGGAGTGCCATTGGTCTGATCGAATCCAGGCGTCGTCTGCACTGGCGGCTTGATTGAGATAGTACCTACGAGAATCGGCAGGATGAGAACCTGAGTCCAGTATCTCTTGTGCGATACGCACCTGTGAGACCCATGGTGAGTCCCAGTACAGTTCGGCTAGTGCGGCGGCTAGTTGTTCGGGGTCGCCAAGATCTTCGCAGTGGCCGACTGGATGCCAGGTGAGCACACCGTCACCTTTGAAGGTACCGGCCCGTACTGCCTCGGCGTATTCGGATGTCTGTTGGGCGACACTGTTCTGTCCAGTGCTCCATTGGTTCGTAGTTTCAAGGCTGCGACCTCCAGTCTTGGCAACACCTCTGCGGAGAGTTTCCGCCAAGCGGTGACCTCCGTTGGATGCGATCCAAAGATGTGCTTCGTCCAGCACTACCGCTGTCGGTCTCAACCCTTCCTTCGAAGGGGCACGTGCAGTCGATGACGAGAGCTTGCCATTACGTGTTCGAATCCGAGTGAGACCGGCATCGAGACCGGGTATCTCATCACGGGCAAAGGCATTGTCCAGCATGGCGATGGCTAGGCCCATGGTTGCATCTTCGGCTTGGTCCTGAGAGAGAGCCGAGAGCTTCACGTCGGGACTTGGATGGGGACGCATGACGGGTTGACCGTCTGAGTCCCATCCGGCGAACTTGACTGGTCCACCAAGTTCACAACAGGCGAGGGCAGCGGCCAATGGACTCTTCCCTGTACCCTTGGGCAATACCACCTGGCCTCTTCGCCAAATGTAGTTTCCGTCCTCATCGAGGGCGTACCACCATGAAACGAACCTTGCCTGAGTCTGCCGCCAGCGCCACGGCTCACCGGCATTATCACCGTCTGGTTGGACGAGGTTGACTTCAGCCCATGAGAGCACTTCGGGTCCAGCGGAGAGGATATCCTGGTCATACGGAAAGCCTGCGGGCAGACCGTCCTCATCCCATGTAAGACGGGCCAGGATTGACTCGGCGGTCATCCTGCTTTCGACCAGCGAGCACGAGCCAACGATGTGGCGGCTTCACGGGCCAAGGTGAACTTCTTATCGTCGGCTGCGGTGTCGGTGCTCTCCAGTTGGAGCGCCTTCAGCAGAGTGTTCAGGGCGATGCGGTGTTGACGGAGTTCGGAGATGAGAGGGTGAATGACCTCTTGACCCATCGAACCTCGGGTCGTCCTAGAAGTATCCTTCAGGGCGCTCTGGAGATCATCAATGAGATCGGCTTCGTGACACGCATCGGTCAGCACTCGGAGTGAGTCGGCACGTAGGTTGTGGTTGGCAGTTACTTCTCGCCAGAGTGCTCGGCCACCCTTACCGAGTCCTGTTGGGGTCTTGCTAGCCATGATGACCTCCAGGGTCTTATGGTATGTATGCCGAGACCTCCAGGGTCTAGGCGGCGATGATGCGTCGTCTTCCCTTGACGAGATTGCAGTGAAGGTGCGAGCACTGGACGTTGGAGCGGGTGTGTCGGCCACCTTCGATGAAGGGGATGATGTGATCGACCGTTGCCATCATCTGATCCGGCCATTGGGCGTTGGGATCGACTGGCTCGGTGCAGATCTGACAGATCCAACCGTCTTGCTCGTGGATCTCTTGATCCGTGAAGTCTTCGGCGTCGTCGGCCTTCATGATCGACTCACGCCACTGCTGAGCGGCTTTGCGTTCAGGCGTCCACTCTCTGTGGAACCCTTCGGCGCTGCGCTCTTGTCTACGCTCGGCTTCTCGCTCGGGTCTTCGCCAGGCGTTGCCACCACGACGGTCATAAAACGCACGTTGGCGAGCATTATTGTGGAGGCGTAGGCAGTTGGGGTCACCACACTGCTTGCGGCGCCTGTTCGCAAGCGGACGAATCTCACAATACGGACATAGGCTGATACCATCTACCACTGTCAGCACCCCTTACCGGTGTTGGCCGTGGACCGGGCCAGTTTCCGCTGGTGCCGGTCCCTTATCTGTCGATAAGACCTCTAGTTTACACCCTTATTGACTGCCCCACAAGGCTCTCACCAGGGAGTATGTGCAAAAGCCCTTCGGAAAAAGCCCTGGACCTTCCGCACGCACAATGAGCGGCT